CCTGTTGGTCTAGTCGGAAGCGGTGCTAACTCTACTGGTGTAACCCAGTATGAAATCGCAAGCGACAACACTAATGCTATTTTCCAGTATGGAATAGTTGTACCTTTAGCCGCAGGTGTTATCACCTTCGCTGGTGCTACTGATGGTGGAACTACACAAGCATTAGGTGTACTGATGGGCGTAGAATATGTTGATAGCGTAACAAAGAAGCCGACCTTTCTTAACTACTGGCCCGGTTCTAACTCTGTGAGTGTAGATACTAACCACAAAGTTAAAGCTTTTGTTGCGGATGACCCAATGCAAATCTTTAAGGTGTCTTCAGACGCAACACTAACAGATGTAGCCACTGCACAAGCGGCTGTATTTGCTAATGCTAGTCTGGGAACGTCTGCTAGAACGGGTTCAACAAACACAGGGTCTTCCAACTCTCAGTTGGGTGTAAGCACCATTGCAACTACGGCTACCCTGCCGTTAAGAATTGTGGGTATTATGGACGATGCGGGTAACGAAGACGTTACTGCGGCTGGTCTGCCGATGCTTGTTCGCATCAATGCTCATTTCAACTCACCTACTAGCCGTTTTGATTCGCAGACTAATGCGACATCAACAGGCATTTAAGGGGGATATACCATGGCTATTTCTCGCGCACAATTAGCGAAAGAGCTTGAACCCGGCCTTAATGCCTTGTTCGGCTTGGAATACGACCGTTACGAAAACGAGCATTCGGAGATTTTTGAAGAAGAGTCTTCCGACCGTGCTTTTGAAGAAGAAGTAATGCTCGGTGGTTTCTCAACTGCACCCGTTAAAAATGAAGGCGGAAACGTCAGCTTTGACGATGCACAAGAGACTTACACTGCACGTTACTCTCACGAGACTATCGCACTTGCTTTCTCTATTACTGAAGAAGCGATTGAAGATAATCTTTATGATCGACTAGCATCACGCTATACCAAAGCTCTGGCACGTTCCATGGCTCAAACCAAGCAAATCAAAGCGGCTTCTATCTTGAACAATGCGTTCTCGACAGGTTCTAGTGCGATTGGCGACGGTGCGGCCCTGTGTTCTGCTGCTCACCCATCTTTGTCAGGTAACCAGACTAATCTTCTGGCTACTCCGGCTGACCTCAACGAGACTTCTCTTGAGCAAATGCTGATTGACATTGCTGGTCTGACTGACGAGCGTGGTCTGAAGATCGCTGTACGTGGCATGAAGCTGATTATTCCGAAAGAACTGCAATTTATTGCAGAGCGAGTAATCAACTCTAACCTCCGCAGTGGTACCGCAGACAATGATAATAATGCAATGAAGAACATGGGAATGTTGCCGGAAGGCGCAGTGGTTAACCACTTCCTAACTGATTCAGATGCATACTTTATCAAGACTGATGCTCCAAACGGCTTCAAATACTTCAACCGTTCGCCTATTAAGACGGCAATGGAAGGAGACTTTGACACCGGCAATATGCGCTTTAAAGCCCGTGAAAGATACAGCTTCGGCGTATCTGATTGGCGCTCTGTGTTCGGTACTCCCGGCGCGGCGTAAGCCTATGTTGTTATGGAAGGGCGGCACTTGCCGCCCTTTCTTTTTTGCGGTATAGTAAAATTGAACACAAACCCTGACAGTCGTTTTTTTTGACTGACATTTGCCAAGACAGGAGAAACACTCATGGCTAACACAACTTTTTCTGGTGCGGTCCGTTCTGAAAACGGATTTACCGATGTAACCAAAGGCGCGACCGGTGCTTTTACTACCAACTCTACTTATGGCAACAACGCTTCTATTGGCGGAACCCTTAAAGCTAAACGCTCTGTAGTAAAAACTTGGGAAGCCACAGCGGCAGTCTCCGATACTCTATCTATATCTGATTCCGGTGCTATTGTACTAATTCACGGTACTTTAGATAATGTTATTACTTTACCTGCTTCAGCTACTGCAACAGAAGGCGCGTATTTTGACTTCTTAGTAACTACCGCTGTAGGTTCTGGTAAAACAACGACTATTGCTATCCCTGCTTCAACAGGCAGTACTTTCTTGGCCCAAACGCAACTAGCGGCAGGCAATGCGGCTAACCCTGTTATCACAAACGCAGGGGACACCTTTACCTTTGTAGCGGGTTCGGGAATAGGCTCTAGATGCCGTATTACTTGTATTACTGCGGTAACGGGCGGCAAGCAGGTATGGATGGCAAGTTCTGTAGGAACGCCTATCTCTACAGTAGGGTAATTAGCTAAAGGAGCAATTTATGTCTGATGTTAAAGCGACATTTGTCTCTGCGGCAGTGGCAAGTGCCACGGCGATATCGACCGCGGCACAGGTAGCAAATAATGCCGCCCTTACTTTGACTGCTAGTCCGTATGTTACGGATGCGGCACGAAAAATTACCATTACTTCGGGTGGCAATGATTCCGGCATTTCTTTTGACATTGTTGGATTAGATGAAACGGGTGCCGCGGCTTCTGAACGAGTTACGGGAGGAAATGCCGGTGCTGTAACCAGCACCGAGTACTATACTTCCGTTACCTCTATTACAGCAGTTGGTGATCCGGCAGGTACGGTGAGTGCGGGTACTTCAAATAGCGTAGGAGCCCCGATGTTTGAGGGCCGTATGCGTTTAAGAGGTATGTACGCAGTCAATACTGCTACGGGCGGAACCATCAGCTTTAGAGAAGGTACCGTAGGCGGAACAATAAACATGCAGTTTAATACAGTTGGAAACGCAGACTCCGCCGAATACCCGGACATACCGGATAACGGCATGTTGTTTGTTGGGGGAGGGTACATAACGTATTCTGCCGCTAATATGGCTTCCATAACCGTTTTCTTTGCGTAAAAAGGTCTTTATATGGCTACTACAAAAGATGTTGAAAGACTTCCCAGTGGCCGTATAAAGTACCGTGGGGAGACTTTTCCGGGTTTTAATAAACCAAAAAAGACCCCTAAAAAATCTAAAAAAAGCGCCGTTTTAGCTAAAAAAGGCTCTGAAATCAAACTAGTTCGGTTTGGTGACCCCAACATGTCCATTAAAAAAGACCAGCCTGCCCGGAGAAGCAATTTTCGGGCTAGGCATAAGTGCGACACCGCAAAAGATAAGTTTTCAGCGCGTTACTGGAGTTGTAAAGCATGGTAAGCGCAGTTAACTTAGGCGCAGGATCGCCCAAATCAAACAAATGTGCCGTTATCCGCATGAAAAAAGGCGGATCGGTAAAAAAGAAGTCTGGCGGAAAGATTTGCCCAGAGGGTAAAGCTTGGGCAAAGCGTACTTTTGACACGTATCCCTCGGCCTACGCTAATTTAGCGGCTTCTAAATACTGTAAAGACCCTAATTACGCCAAGAAATCTAAAGGCGGTAAAAGAAAAGGACGTTAACATGCCTCATTCTACAAAAGATTTAGATAAAGTTATTGCTGGTTTAAAAAAAGCGTCTAAGCTTCATGCAAACCAAGCAAAAGTTTTGGAAAAAATAAAAAAAGACCATAGCAAAGGCTATGAGAAAAAGAAACCTAAAAAGAAGTGAGAACATCTTGTGGGTGATTTAAAGAAGTGGGTTGACCAAGACTGGGTTAGGATAGGGTCTGATGGTAACATTAAAGGGTCTTGCGGGACTTCTAAAGACACTAAAAACCCAGATAGGTGCTTGCCCCGTAGTAAAGCGCAGTCTTTGTCAAAATCAGAGCGAGCGGCAACTGCGCGGAAAAAGAAGGCTTCTAAGAAAAAAGTTGTGAAAAACACTAAAGCGGCAGAAGTGCAGAAAATGAGTAAAGGCGGTGTGATTGCAAGAGGTTGTGGTGCGGTCATGTCTAATCGTAGAAAAAGAACCCAAGGTTCTGTTGTAAAACTTTAACGAGGTATAGCTATGCGTGGATCAACTAAGTACATGAAGAGCGGCGGTGCTGCTAAGAATAAAACAGCTAAGTACATGAAGAGCGGCGGTGCTGTTGCATCTAAAGCTAAAAAGAAAGAGTCAGGTATGACTGTTGCACAAGCGCGGTCGTTCTTGAAAGATAAAGGTTACAAAGTTGTAAAGACGTAGTGTCTTACCTAATTAGTAACATTCCGCACTTTAAGTGCTGGGTTAGGAAAGAATACACTTGTAACCATTTGCGTTATCAAGGCGAGTATTTACATGCACTTGCTATTGCCGTAAATACTATTCCAGACCGATCTTTAAGCTTTCAAGTTGTTTTTACAGGGTGTGAGAACGATGACGAAGAAATAGATGACGTTCATGGGGGTGCAATGTGGGCTAGGATGCCCCTACAGGCGTTGGTTGCCGATATTGTAATGCCAGAATGGCCTGAAGAAATGGCCGATCATTTGGCGCAACCGTGGGATTGCGAGTCCCGGGATCATTCTGTGATTACTATGGACCGCGTTAGTAGCAGTCCTTGGGTAGCTAAGATAGACCACGAGTTTTACTCTGCTCGCTACATGTTTACTGTGGATTATACCGATCACCACATAGCGGATGATCCCGCACAGCATAAACAGAGTCATGTGATGTATATTACAGAACCCGGTCCTTGGTATGGTAATATAGTGGCATTACCAAACAACCGAGTTCGGGCAACTAGCCCAGCTTTGTGGAAGACAGGGCAGGGCGCACCGGATTTTTGCCCAAATCAGCGTGTTCATTCGGCTGAAGGGCATGAAAGTTATACAGACCCGTCTATTGTTTTTGATAATTTATATTCAGACAGTGACGGAGAATAACGAGGATAATTAAACATGGCAACCTCTAACAGCACTAATTTTGAGCTAGACGTTACCGAATATATTGAAGAAGCGTTTGAGCGTTGCGGCTTAGAGGTTCGTACAGGTTATGATCTTAAAACAGCAAAACGATCTTTAAACATTATGTTAGCCGAGTGGGCCAACCGAGGTTTAAATGCGTGGACTATTGAAGAAATTACCATTCCTCTGGCAACAGGGGTAGGTGTATATCCTGCGGGCACGTTAACTATTTCAGTAGCGTCTTCCACTGGATATACCGTTGCCGAAACAATTACTGGCGGAACTAGCGGAGCAACAGCTACCGTAACAAGCGTTCCGTCGGCCACAAGTCTAGCCATTACAATACCAGAAGGTACTTTCAGTCTTAGTGAAACACTTACAGGCGGAACTAGCAGTACAGCGTCAACTGTATCGGCAGTCGTAGACTTTTCCAACGTAAACTCTACTATTGATTTGTTGTCTGTGGTGGTCACTCGATCTGCAACTGACTTTAGTGTTGCTCGTTTAAGCAGAGATGGCTTTTTTAGTATCCCCAATAAGGCTACCACTGGAAGAGCTAACCAATATTTTATTGATCGGTTAGTAACACCTACTTTAAAAATTTGGCC